GATTTTAAACCATATAATTTAATTAAAACTTCTTGCGGAGTATAATCAAAGGTTTCAGTTACATTAGGAATATCCCATTGATCAAACGTACCGTTAGGTTCATTTAATCTATAAACAAGACTAAACTTACTAGTCTTTTTCATAGTGCTCGATGGCAACTTGAATTTTAATTTCTTTCTAGTAGCTTCACCTCTTACTGATGACTTAGGTACAGGAACTGCAAATAATTTACCGAAATTCTTAACCGAATTATCGATGTTTAACCAATATTCTTTTAATGTAATCTTATCGTAACCAAAGAAATCTATTGCATTTAAAACTGCTTTATAAGTTCCTACGAATGGTTTAATATTGTGAAGCTCTAAAAGAAGTTCCTTTCTTTTTCTATTTAATAGAATATAATCAGGTGACATTTCACTAATGTCATGATCTTTAAATAATAGAAAATCTGATTCCGCTAATGTAGCACCAAAATTAGATAATAAAACTTTAAGTCTTTCATCTTCAGGAACTACTTCACCATAAACCTCTATTATAGCAACTAATGTTTTAATGTTATTTGTTACACTGTATACATTTAAGTTTCGTACATGTGGTCCAGCGATTGTAGAGTTTAACGTTATATTAAGTTGAATTGCTGTATTGTCCTGTGTATTTAAATGTTTTACACCTGATACAATACTATCAATATTAGTATTATCAAACAAAACAACTGATTGTGATTTTAATTCTTTAACTACTGGAATATTACCAGTATTATCAATGTCATATAAAATGATAGATTTACTATCAAATTTGTTTGTTTCTTCCCATTCAAATGAGAACTTAGTGTCATCTGCTGTTTCTGCAATTGGAAAGTTTATAGTTACATCACCATTGTGAATACATTCTTCAAGAATGAATAAATTAATAGTTTCATATAAACCTGCTGAAACCTCAGGTAAGTAAACAGTACCCTTATATACACCGAAAAGATCCTTCTCGAAGTTTAAGTCGTATTCTAATCCCTTGAAAAATCTTAAATTATTATACATTATCTTGTTCCTTTATCGTCTTCTTTGACGGTGTAATTTTTATAGTTCTTTAAATGTCTTACACCTTTTAATAAGTTTTTTAAACTATCGTCTAAGAATATTAAAAAATGTTGCATTGTTTCGTTTCTTTGAATATGTCCAGATAATGATCTACCCATAAATTCACTAGGTGGTAAGTTTTCATAATCGTAACCGACATGTAGCCTTGCGTCCTTTCTAGTTTTGGAAAAGTCATATCGATTGCTTCTCTTGTATCCAAATAAGTTTGTGAATAATCCCATTATTTAAGTGCTCTTCTGTTTCCTGCTTGTACTCTAGTATATATTGTCTTCGGTACAGGTGTACTATCGAAGTTTATACTAACTGCAGCTTCCGCATTTAGCTTCACATCATCTTCAATGTTATCACCGTCTCTGTCTAACCATCCACCTCTAAATACAGCAACTTCTTCTTTATCCATAACAATGTCACCCCATTGATCTAAACCTTTTACATCATATGGTATATTAGTGGTTGCAGATACTGGTATCATTTTAACAGTTTCTATCTTTTTAAAGAATATATGTTTTTGTTTACCATTGCCAATCGTTTCCAATACCACTGGTTCTTGTGGAACAACATTAACATTAACAGATTCATAGTAACCTAATCTTCTAGCTTTTTCTTCAGTTTCAGAAATGAATCTAATATTAACTGAATCAATACCAGCCACTTCTTCCAATATATAAACAATATCGGATTTTGGTAATTTATCTCTTCTAGTGATATTCAATAAATAATCAGACACTTTACCTCTAACTGCTGTGAAAATTTCATCTTTAGTATAACCTTCAAAATATCTAATATTAATATCCATACTATAATATCTAATCTTGGGTTTAACAAATACAACTTCAGTTGTTACCATTTGTTGTCCGCTATCTTCTAATACTCTGTGCATTGCATCATATTCACCTTGATCTAAAAACATTTCCTCTTGTGGAATATTAAAATAATCTTGTGTCTTTGCTAATTTCTTATTAATATCTGGAACAGCGAAAATATAAATTACATTATCATCATCTAAATACTGATCATCTGTAGTGTTATATGCATCTATATAAGAAAACATATTATATCTTGATAAGAAGTACTCATAGTTATCGGGTGTAGCTAACACGAACGACTTACTAGCCATTGGCGTCATTATCTTTGTAAACTGTGTACTTTCTCTATCACTACCCATTTTAGGTGATGATGAAATAGTCACATCCAAGAAATCGTTTAAATCGTGTTCAGCTCCATTTGAATCAGTACCTTTAGCATCCCATTTGATAGTTAAATCTGGCGAGTCATCTAAATTTCCAGATAATCCAGCATGCTTTACATATTCTATAGCAATTGACGCACCATCAGCCGGTACAAGTCCAAAACTATTATTACCGAAATAAAGATCTAAACCTCCACTAATTCCAGTTTTAATTAAATATGCTTTTTCATTTGCACCTAAATCATATAAAGATTCGTGCTTTGTCCAAAGTTCTCCGTTAACGCTTACGCTAACTTTGCTATGATCAGTTATTCCGCCAGTATTGATACTGAATGATTGTAATTTAGTACCATTAGACGTTACTGTTTGTGATTCAAATTTACCTTGAATGATTGCAGTATTAATAGAGTTAAAGTTTGATTTTTCTAATTTAAATTTATCAACCGAATTCAAAAGAGTATATGTTAATCCGTTTGCATCAAACTTGAGCTGTGCTCTACTGTCCATGTTTAAAGTATTTCCAGCAATCTTAACCATATCAGCACCTGGTTTCCATCTAAATTGAATTTCTCCAGTTGCAGCAAATCCTCTAGTTGCATCATGTCCTGTCAATCTAGACATTCCATATATTGATTCAGGCTGTTGTGCGGTATATATGTTTTGTTCTACAACAGAATCCTCTATATAAAACATTATAAGATCAACCATTTCCGATAATACACTTATTATTTGCGCAAACGGAGATGCAACAGTAAACAGAGCATTTGCTCTATTATAAACCCTAGAGATATATGTTCTAGCATCGCCCTTTATAGCATCTGCGCTAGCTCTAATTGTACTTAAAAATTTTAATTCTGCCATTATTATTATTTACTTTTTTATAGCATGCTTATTTTAATAGCATATTTGCCGTCTATTGTAATATCTATGAATGCTATATCTCTAACTTCACCTTTCATGAAGTCAACTTTAACATCTACATGGTACTTGTTTGCTAATGGACAATACGCCGTAAGCTGCTGACCAATAGTCGCGCGTATATCATGCTCATTTGCATTGAAACTATATATAAGGTCTTCCAGATTGCAACCAAAGTTACTATCTCCCATTACTTCGCCTTTATTAGTGAATAATATTGTTTGAATCTGTGTGATCAACATTTCTATTTCACTATTAGTTTGAATCTGTGTCCCATCGTAATTAGGATCACTTGGGTATTTTATATATAATTCCATCTAAGTATGTATCTTATTTATTATGAGTGCATCATCCAATCGACACCTTCGTCATCGTTAATCTCTTCTTCAATTGCAGATAGCTCATCATCTCCCATTGATTTAATACTCTCATAATCAAATTCAACATTACCAGGTAATGCAAACTTAAAAATACCAAGTTTAGTACCAATTGATTGTTTTACTTTAGCGCTAACATATCTAAAGAATATTTCATCATCGTATAATGCACAATCTGGTATCGTTTCATATACTTGTAAAATAACATCACCCTTGGGTGTGTCTCCCATAAATTTCAATCCTCCAGTTAATCTAGAATAATCATAAGAAATAGGATTTTCTAAAATCTGTCTAGACAAATCAGCCATAGAAGCATTCAATACATAATATTGTAATTCTTCAGCAGCTTCTGCCATTCCTGATCCTTCGTACATTCCTCTAAATAACATTCGTTCCATAGAGAAATCTCCACCACTTTGAAATCTAACATCTAAACCTCCACCGCTAAATGAATTCTTTAAATCATATAAACCATATACAGAGTAAACTCCACCACCACCATCGGCACTTGCGCCTGGTAAATTAAGAGTTCTATTACTCTTGAAATACGCTGTTGAAAACACAGAGTTTGGTATATGATAATAATTCTCTCTTACAGAATACTCATATTTTTTATAGAACCATTTCTTAGCTCTTTTAATTATATTAATAATTTCTTTTTGTGGCAAGTTAATAGGAACCATACATGCTCCAGTAATTTCATCGCCTAATTCATCTAAGAATGCATTTAAACAATTTGCATCAAACGACCTTCCAGTTGTTAAATCGTTATTTGATCCGCTTCTAATTTCACTCATTTTGTCTTACTTTATTTTTTTACTAACTACTATTTCAGTATCTTCAAATCTAGCATCCTTTGTCATGAAGCCTTCTCTAAATATACCACCAATCATTTTACCTTTAAACATTGTATCTCTTCCTGCAACATAACAGTTTGTTAATGTACAACTACCATGTGTATAAGAAGATTCAACTTTAGAATCCTTTGCTTTAGTTCCTTGATATAAACTACCAAACTTTACAGCAGATCCATCTATTTTACAATTATAAAAACTACAATTTTCAATATTCCCTGCAAGTTCACAATCAATGAATTCAAAGTTCTCTAACATATATACTGTTGGGAATTTACCGCCCTTGACTTGTACAGCACCGTAATCAGAGTCATAATTAATAATCCCAGCAGTCATTGATCCATTTACTATAAGATCCATCACCCTGGTTTTAAATCTCTCCCAGTGCACCTTAACAATAGCAGGATTATCTTGTAAATCTGCCAATATTTTAATATCTGGCCAATTCTCAGACACTTTAGTGTAGTCTTTCAACATATCTGAGATTGGCTTATTTTTATTTAAAATTCTTTGTAGTTCAATTTTGTTTTCTGCAGTAAATCTAGGATCATTGCAAGATTTCCACATACGTTGTAAGAACCTCTCAGTTAAATAAAGAATATCGTCTACTCTCTTTTCATAACCTTCCCCGCCAATATATCTAAATTCTAAGTAATTCTTTTCACTCTTAGAAAAGTTTATACCGTAATATTTGGTGTCTGCGAATTTATATTGATTTGATGCTATTTGATTTGCATCGAAGTGGAATGATTCCCATTTAGGCATAATCCATTTTACACTTTTAGCGTAAGCCGAATGTTCTCTGTCTGGAAAAAACTTATAAACCTGTGCTTCGTCGAATTCTAATATGAATTTAAGAATATTCATTTTAGAAACCATTGCAGGATCTTCTAAGTATTTTTTATCAAATGATAAGTTAATGTGAATTGATGCTCTATCATTGGTATACCCGTTTTCGGCTATCCAATTAAGCATTTGAATAACTACTAATCTGGCATTTCTATATGGAATCGGACCAGTAACTAATTCAATTAGTCCTTTACCGCCAGACATATCTGGCTCCATTTTAAATTCATCAGCAGACGGTACAAAATCTGAATGAGCTTTGATTTCTAACCTAATTTTTCGATCTAGAAGTTTAGCCAAAGATTTTTGGGTAGCTTCTAGATCGATATTAGAATAGAATTCAAACTCTAATCCCATCAGTGATGAGTTAAGAATTGATTCTCTTGAAGAATCTATAGATAGTTTTTGCATATTAGATTATGATATTATCGTTTCAATATATATCACACTCTCGTTGCAATAGTTATTGAGGCATTTTTAAGAATACTTTCATTGCGTCAACATCAATTCGGGTGATCTGAACGGTAATTTTGTCACCGCTTGAAAATACATCCATAAGATCTTCACCAACTTCACTGACGTGTAACAGTCCAGTTACGCCTTCTTCTATTGTAATGAATAAGCCGTAATCCTTTTTAGTCTTAACAGTCGCTTCAATAGTACATGGCATTTGATATCTTGAAATTATATCATTCCATGGATTAATCACAGCATTTGCCTTTTGAGTAAGTGTGATTTTAGTATTACTAATGATGTCTTTAACAATAAATGTAATTTCATCACCAGGTATAATTTGTCTTGCCTTGAATTTAACTAAAGTTTCCTCATCTAAATCGTTATTGTGAATCATTCCAGTTAAGCAACCTTTAAATTCAACAAATACTCCATATTTTGCAGATCCAGTTACGTTTCCAGTAAGTGTCTCTCCTTGATTTTCTTTTAATTTCTCTAGTTCTCCTGGAATTAAAGCTTGTAAGTATTTTCTATGTGAAACAACTAACGTACCTCTTTCTGGTGAGAAACTTACAGGGACAACATACATTTCAGTTCCTATAATAGAAGAAAAATCATGTAGTTTATTAATACCTGCTAATGATCCTGGCATGAAACAATCAACGCCTTGTACATTTAGCATGTAACCACCATTTTCAATCATATGTGTTACTTTACCGATCCATGCAGTGTTGCCTTCTTCGACAGCTTCTCTAAGATCCATAAATACTCTATGTTTAATACCACCGCTAATTGATCCAAGCGCATGTGAATTGTTAGGTACTTGTGTAATTAATACAGATGTTGGTTCTCCCGGTTTTAATGCTTGAATGTCTGCTGGTTCTTTAGCATACTTAACGTAAACGTGTTCTCTGTACCCGATGTCAACACTAAAGAAGTCAGAGTCGACCGCGTAGATTGTACCTTCGTGTATTTCACCTAAATTTAATACTGTAACTAATTCTCCATTACTTTCGTTGAAGTCTTCTAGCATATCATACATTTCCTGTGCATATGATTCTCTAGAGAAAACCCTATCACCGTTTTTTGTTTTGATGTGTGGGTTGTGTTTTCTTGTTTTAGATGGGCAAGTAGCTTCGTAAGCGTCCCACATAAATTCACCAGATTCATCGTAAAATTGTTCTTCTGGTACTATTGGTTTAAAGTTTTCGATTGCGTTTGATGGTTCTTGAAATGGAACCTGATCATTTTTTACTTCGCTAATTCTAACTCTTTTGTTTTTTTCGTTGTTCATTTATTTTATATTAAAGGTGTAACATATTATATATCCTATTTTATTTGCTAAAAAACAACCGGTACCATGCCGATCATTGGTATTGGCCCAGCAGGCGTTGGTATTCCACCCAAATATAATAGTTTAAATTCTAGTAAATGTAATGCATATGCTGCTGCAACTGCAACTGATACTGCCATTGCAGGTGGTTGCGGTGCAGGAATCACACTGAATGTTTTCCCGGTGGCCCATGCCTTTCTTAAATTATTGCCTAATCTCTTTGCACTACCATAGTATATTGGAATGTAAATTCCTGTTAATGGTGGCGGTATCATAGCTGGCATTGCAGATGGCGAAGCTGCAAACGGTTGAATTAAACATGCGTACCAGTACGCAATTGTAACTTGTCCCATTTTTATCCATGGATCGCCTCCTGGCCAATCATAATCTATATTTGCATCAGGCTCTGCTTCATCGCATATGGCAGCACCTTCTATTGCATCTATTACTTGTTGTCTTGTAAATTTAAATTGAGTTCCACCAGTATTAGGGTTCATTGCAATAATATCTTCAGGACTTCTTACAGTATTTATATTTGCTGGTATTTTATTCCAACCTATTTCCCATTCAGAGATAACGTATTGTGTGTTTATATAAGCATCGCTTTTTTTCCACCAATAAACTGTACCTTCAGGGTCACTACTACTATCAAAACCAGTTGCAAATATACTAAGTGTAAATGATTTAGAAACTTGTGAACTATTATCATATGAAAAGAATGCAACAACTTCATCACTTAAAACTTTAGGGCGTTTGCTTTCATTATCCGGTAAATCATTCTCTCTATCATAAGATACCTGAATTTTATTTACAGACAACATGCATTCCGGTTTTTCTTTAGTGTCATATGGCCATGGTCTAATAATAGGACTAAATTGTCCAACATCAAATGTAGCAGACATATTGTCACGTGGATTCGTATATGTCGTAATATTAGTAAAAGAAGATCCCAAATTAATTACGTTGTTCGTTTCACTAGATCTGCTTACTTCAACTACAGTGTCGTCGTAATACGCACGTTGAATAGCCAACTTAAATTTACTGCTGATTGTGTTAACTACTATTTCCCAATCATAGCCTACTGATGTTAATCTAGTCCTAACACTATTAGGAACATTTGGATATGGCCATAAATTTCTGAAAGTAGTGTCACCTCTTTGTTTGTCATTATCATTCATATTCTGGTAATTGATCTTACCTAAGCTTGTAGCCCACATTGCATAATCCAATTTATCTGCAGTGTTTGTTATCGTTTCAAATTGCTGTAACATTCTATTAACAATAAGGTATATAAAATCTAATTCAGTTTCATCACCATCTAAACAATGAAATTCAAAGAACTTAAACTTTTTAAGATCCATTACTGAATCATCTTTAAAATCTTCTATGAATTTATTAAATTTCTTCTGACGTTTCTTTTCTAGTTCAACTGGATCTGGTTCTTCTATAGGACCTGGGCAAAAATCAGCATAATCAGGATGAGACTCTTTACCCATCGTAGTTATATTGCCATCTGCATCTTTCTGGTCTTGTAATGGAATATCGCCCTCTTTTAATATCTGTTCAAATATTAATCCATATCCTTGTTTAAGAATAAGTTCAGCTGCTGGGTTATTAGAATGTGTTGCACCGAATGGTGTCATAGCTAAACCTTTCACCGCTTCTAAATAACGTTCTGCTACGTTTACACCAAAATCATATCTACCACTTAATGGCGCTAAATTAATAGCATTTACCATTGTAGTTGGATCTGTTACTAACATAGTATTTGCTGGATTTCCAGGTTTTAACGATTCTACTAACTCAGCTGATGGCGGAAAAATAGGCACTTGATCCTTTCCTACCTTTGGTAAGTCGTAAGATAACATTGCTCCACCTGGTTTCGTAAACGATTGTCCAGACAAGTCTGAGGCTAGTGTAGGAATAAATGTGGGCCAAAGTGCAGGCATAATTATTTACCTTTTTGTTGATAGTTAATATGAGTCTGTGATAATTGTCCAACAACGACTGGTGTCGGAGGCATCGGAGGTCCAGAAGGACCAACGCCTGTTGGGTGAATATGTGCATTGTAATCGTCTAACCACATTTGCAACCAATCTTGAAGAGATTGACCTCTCACTGCTGGTTCTGTTTCATCTGCACCTGGTTCACCTGTATTTGAAACGAATATATCACCACAGTCTAAGAACATCTTTGCGTCTGTGCTTATCTTAATGAATCCTTCCTCGTCTATTTGAATCATAGGGCGTTCTTTTGCACCTGATCCTCTAGTAATAACTAAGCCGTCTTCAGGAGAATGATATATTCTAACATTCCTTACAGCATCATATACTAAACTAATCACATCATGAGGAGCATCGCTCGCTTCCAATATATCTGATTTTAATTCTGTATTTTGATCTATTTGAAACCAATATTCAGGGTGATAAATGTTACCGTTATCAAAACGTACAGCAACAATATCGCCAACTCTTGGTACAGCATGTGCACCAACCTGATCCCTATTCATAGGAGTTGCCCATGGAATTGCGTCGTCTGTTAGTTTATCGAATTTACCATAAACCTTTACTCTGCATCTTCCATTCAAAAGCGGATCTTCGTTTACAACGACTTCACCTAACCAATGTGTCTCCCTTAAATTATCTTGAAAAAGTTCATCTGCCATTATTCGTATACATTATCGTTAATATTTTCATCTGGGCTACTGTCTACCCCTTTATCGTGAATTCTACCAGGTGTAATATGCCTCGTAGTTTGTTCTTTTGCAATAGGTTCATAAACTCGTTCGTTGAGATTATTATCTGGACTACTATCAACGGTTGGTTCGTCGTAAACAGTAATAGGTGAAATAGTACCATTAACAGGTTTCGTTGTTTTTTTCTTAAATAATTGTCCGGTTAAATTTCTAATTCCATTAATACTTCCAGCTTCAAGCGCAGTATTGATGTCGCTTGCTGTACTCAAAGCGCCTGCAGCTCCATGTACATTATCAAGTATCAATGATTTTAATTTATCCATGCCAGCGTTTGCTAAACTTGCAGCAGCTCCTGTTAATCTTTCAGGATATACTGCACCCATTGGATTATTACCGAAACCTGGTAAACTATTCTTTAAATTATTGAATCGGTTTACAAGTGAACCTGCAATTCCATTTACTTTATCACTGATTGCATTTTGAACATTAGCCAATGGATTAAATGGTTGATTAGGATATAAACCATCATCTGGCTTTGCACTAGGTATAAGATCTTCTTCTTTTGCTGTGATGTTTGGTCCAAACTTTTGCCTAGACATTGATGAAGTACCCCAAATAAAACTTATTTTAGGTTTTTTCAATTCCGGGTTTTTACCTGCGTCTGCAAACATATCTGCTATTGAATCTTGAATCCATTCACAATGTCCTAATTCAAACATAACAAATGGCTTAGCATCTGCTGTATAATTTCCAACTAATGTTCCATCAAATTCTCCCATGCTTTTATAAACCGAAGTTTCATATCCTTTTGCTCTTGGAATAATATTAACAGATTTACTTCCATTATCACTTGGCATCGGTGTACCATACTGATCTAAATCTCTGGCACCTTTGTCTTGTTGAAATGTTCTAACCTCTGAAAGAACGGTCCACACTCTAAAGTGTCTTAGATTTTTAGGAAGAATTTCAACATACCTGTCATAATCATAAACTGCTTGTTTATAAAGTGTCATTAAAGCGATTGCTGTTAATTCTACATTTTCTTCTAAACATTCTATTTCGATCTTTAGTTTTCCCTCACCCAACCAAGGTTCCTTCATATCAGTGTGCATTTGAGTAGCTTCAAGTCCTGATACTTTTTGCCAAAACCAAGGCATCTCGGTGTTAATCTTAAGTAAAACTTTTTTGAATGCTACTAGTTTTAAAGCATATGTTGTGCCTAAATGTGCATCTACGAAATCTCTAAGATATTCTTCAGCAGGTCCCGAGAACAATGGTGAATGTTGTCTATCTACTGTATCAAACATGAAAAAGAAACTAAGATAAGTTGGATCTTCGCTGATCTTTCTTGAAATAGAACCTTTTCTAAATTCATTAATATGTTTAAAGTCTGACATGTGTTATATATTCTGTTTTTATTTATCTTCAATTGTAAAGGCTGCAACACTTTCAAATAATTTACCCTCGGCTCTCATAGATACTGTTAAATCATATGATCCTATATCAAAATCTGATTCAGCATTGAATGTCCAAGTACCGTTTGTTTTAAGCGAAAGATTATATCCCCAACTCCATGACGTATCATCCATTTCTATTTCAAATGCCTCAACGCCTTCAAACTCTCTGTTTTTAGTCCATGTACCTGACGTTGTGAAATATGTATTACTTGATGGGAAAGGAGACATGACATCTTGCACAAAAGTAGATCCTGCATTATCAAATCCTAAAGTTATTTCTAAATCTTCAGGAACAGGCGTCGGTGATGGTGTTGTTTCCGGTGTCGGCACTGGCGTTGGTGCTGGTGTTGGTTCCGGACTATTTTCCGCAACATTTTCAGCTTTCTCTTCATCTGTTGCAGATTCTAATCCCGGAGGATTAATTAAGTTTTCAGTTCTAGTTGGCCATTCTCTTCTCAATAATGTAACTATTTGTTTAGTCTCGCCATCAGTAGTTCTGTATACTATATCTTCTATAAGATAATATCCCGATAAAAATGAATCTAATGCTTGGTTTGGACTTCTACCTTCTTCTATATCGTCAGAGAATTCTCCTAAATTAAAAGGTTCATCTTTATCCATGCTAAGTTCTTTCTTATCACCTTTAATTCTTTCATTCTGTTCAATTGCCTGTTCGTTTACAATATACATTAACACAGGAATCTTTTGGTATTTATATAATGATGGATTAAATGAATTCAAAGTAACTTCGATTTTCATTTTTTGAGTTTCCATTGCATTTTGTTTATTGTGCAACTTTGAAAAACTAG